ACAAAGAATAACCGTGATATAATATAACAAAGGAAATTATTATGAAACTATCAACTGATACATTAACCGTTCTTAAGAACTTCTCAACGATTCAACCTAACATTGTGTTTCGCAATGGTAATGAGTTGAAGACTATTGCAGAAGCTAAGAACATTGTTGCTAAGGCGACTATCCCTGAGACTATCCCTCAAGACTTTGGCATTTATGATCTGAATGACTTCTTGTCTTCAATGTCGTTGTTTACAAATCCAACAATGGCATTCTCTACAGATAGTAAGAGTGTGACTTTGTCAGAAGGTAAGTCTTCATTGAACTACTTCTTCTCTGATGAAAGCTCATTGACATACCCTCAGAAGGACGTGGCAATGCCTCCAATCGATGTGAGTTTTGTATTGACTGCAGATACTCTTAAAGCACTACAACGTGCCACATCATTGCTTTCAGTCTCAACAGTCGCAGTTGAAGACGCTGGTTCAGGTATCGTCCTTCGTGTTAAGGACCCAAAGAATTCAACATCCAATTCTTTTGGCACAGAAGTTGATGGTTCACCTAATGGACATACCTTCAAGTTCCATTTTGACATCACTAACTTTAAGTTAGTTCCAGGTGATTACGATGTTGAAATCTCTGGTAAGTTAATTTCCCACTTTAAGCATAAGACTCTTCCAATCGAATATTGGATTGCTCTTGAAAAGACATCAACCTACGAGGCATAACATGAGTGCACTAAATATTAATGATCTAGCAATGGTCGTAAAGATCATTGACCTAGGTTCCGAAAAGGGTATCTTTAAAGGCCCAGACCTAAAACCTGTTGGCGATCTTCGCGAACGTATTGTCGGATTTATCCAAGAAGTGGAGCAACAAAATGCTAGTAACCCAACTGAGTAACCCAGCAGATCGTAAAGCAGTCTATGACGCTCTACGTGAAATCTCGAATTCATTGACCCGTATGGAAGCAGAGCGTGATTTGATTAAGGAAACTTTGAATATGGTTAAAGACCAATTTGAACTTCCTCCAAAATACACTCGCAAACTTGCTAAGATTTATCATAAGCAAAACTTCCAAGAATTGAAAGCTGAACAAGCTGAAGTTGAAGATCTGTACGAAAAAATTACAGGCTAAAAGTGTGATATAATAGATGGTATACCTAGTGTGTACCATCTTTCTTTTTTATTATGGAGTCGTGAATGCAAGATCAATTCTTGTGGGTCGAAAAGTATCGTCCTCAAACTATCGAACAGTGTATCCTTCCAAAGGCGCTGAAAGAAACCTTTCAACAAATCGTTGATAAAGGTGAACTACCTAACCTCATGCTTGCAGGTACAGCAGGTCTAGGTAAGACAACTGTTGCTCGAGCTTTATGCGAACAACTCGGGATTGATTACATTGTCATTAACGCATCTGAAGATGGTAACATTGATACCCTTCGCACAAAGATTCGTCAATTCGCATCTACAGTCTCACTCCAAGGTGGATACAAATGTGTTATCCTTGATGAGGCAGACTATCTAAACCCTCAATCTACTCAACCAGCTTTACGTGGTTTCATTGAAGAATTTGCAAACAACTGTCGTTTCATTCTTACATGTAACTTCAAGAATCGTATCATTGAGCCTCTTCACTCACGTTGTGGTGTGATTGACTTCCGCTTCGAAAAGAAGACCTTGGCAGGATTATGCGGTCAATTCATGAAGAGGCTCGGTGATATCCTTACTAAAGAAGGTATTACCTTTGAAGAATCAGTTCTTGCTGAATTGATTATGAAGCATGCACCTGATTGGCGTCGTGTTTTAAATGAAGCTCAACGCTATGCTATTAATGGTTCTATTGATGCTGGCATCTTAGTTACCATGTCAGACAAATCTGTCAAGGATTTGATGGAAGCTTTGAAGACTAAAAACTTCAAAGGCATGCGTGAATGGGTGGTAAATAACATTGATACTGAACCTCATGCAATCTTCCGTAAAGTGTATGATACATTGAATGAAGTGTTAAAGCCAGCATCAATTCCACAAGTGATTTTAATCTTGGCTGATTATCAATATAAGAATGCATTTGTTGCAGACCATGAATTGAACGTGGTTGCGT